CGTAGGTAAGGATATGGTTAAGGACTTCGCCTCTGTAATCCTGTGCGCCTTGATTAAATGTGAATGTTCCCATTATTTGAAATTTGTGTTTGTGTTATTTTCCTGCGTTTACTGCATGGCGCGGTTCGCCCACGTCATTAAAAGTTAGGAGTCAACAGCTTGAAGTCCTTACCGACGGCAGCCTCGACCTTCTCCTTGACCTTCTGCTCCTCAGACTTAATGCCATTGGCAGCTGCATCCTTGTTGGCAGGGTCGCCGGCAATCTTCGCACTGATGTTATCACGGGCGGGAATACCGTCGAGCGTCTGCTTTGCCAGGTCAAAATTGTCCGTTGCCAGCTTAACCCAGGTCTCCTTCGATTCCTTGGTAATCTTGCCTGCCGTAATAGCGGCTTCAACCATAGAAGTGATTTCAGCATTGCGAACCTCTGCCTCCTTGTCCTTGTAGACCTGAAGCTCGTCCTTAACGCTGTTGAGGTTCTGCGTCAGATTCTCAATCGACGCCTTACAACCAGTCAACTCTGTCTCCTTGGCAGCCAGCGACTCCTTGGTGGTCTGCAACTCTGCCTTAACAGAATCAAACTGCTTCTCCTTGGTAAGCAGCGCATTGACCTTTTCGGTAATGGCTGCGCCAGTAGCCTTGTCCTCGGAAATACCGAGCTGGGCTGCTACCATTTTGATTTCGTTTTCTGTCATTGTTTTGTTGTTTTGATTTAATTGAAGCGAATTATTGACTTCTTTTTCTGTTATAGTGCTTACAGCGGCTTGCGGTTTTCCAGCAAGATTCTCCAGCATCATTACGGAACCGATAGCGCTGAGGTTCTTAACGCCATCAATGGAGGCCGCAATCTTGGCGACGGTTTCCTTGGAGCTTTTCAGAACATGGTCCAAATCAATAATACCGGCTTCCACGGCATCATCAGCCATAAGCCATGTGCCATCGATATTATCTTCACCATCCATAATCTTCTGAATCTTCTCCTCATCAAAGCCGAAACGCTGCTGATAGATGATCTTCAACTGCTTCTGGAAAGCGGAAACAGCCTGCTTGCCATCCTCATCAAGCTCTTCCTCATCGTCAATACGTGGGTTATGAATCATCAGCACGGCATAGTCACGCATATAGCGTTCCTTACCTGCTGCCCAGATAACAGAACCCATAGATGCAGCAAGACCATCGTTAATGGTTTCTGTAGGTGTCTGCGAACCAAGGATAACTGAAAAAGCCTTGATCCCTTCATAGCATGAACCACCAGTAGAGATAATGTGAATACGAATTTTCGACGGTTTCACGTAGTTTTCGAGATACTGGAACTCACTGATGAAACTTCGAACATCCCAATAGTCCACATCATCATAGAAATAGATGTTGGCCGGCTTGCCCTGTGCAACATCACCTCTTACGAATTTTAATGTTCTTTTTTCCATTGAATTTTCTTTATAATAGATTTATAAATTATTTTTACGCTAACTACCGCTGGACTGAATTTACTGGGGTGATGCGCTGTCAACGTATTTCGTCAGCTCATCAAGACCCACGGTATGATTGGCGTTTGTATGATTGTTTACGTTTGCCTCTTCTGTCTGGTCGGAATGGTTTGTGAGCGGTGTAAAAATCAAATGACGCTTTATTTTCTTACGATTGACCAAGATACTCTTTTCCCTGAACCATATATCGTAAGTGAGCCAGCCTGGTTGCAGGCCATCGTCGAAACTGAGAGGAAAATCCCAATAAACAATCTGACAACGCTCGGAAAGACACTCATACTCACCCTTATGCTCAGTTATCTCCTGGTCAATACGCTGTGCGACATACAACGGATCAAGCTCAACATCTTCATCATGGACGTTAAGGCGATTGAGAATGAAGTGAATCCTGAGCTTGGCGCGACCTTCACCGATACGCTTCTGTGACACAAGATATTCCGTATCAACGAAATGTACGAAAGCAGCTGGAAAGGCCACTTCGTACTCAGTGTTCGCCCCTTTTCTGACAATGCGCTCATACTGGCCGTCATCCCACTGGACGGTCTTGAAAATCTTCTCACTATTGGCAACTCCGTACTCCCAGCGGACATTCCTGAGTATTTCCTTGATGGCCTTGACAACATCGATTATACCGCCATCTGGAACCTGCTGAGGAACTTCATATACATCTGTTGGCTCAGTATTCTGAGCCACCGACACACTTGGCTGATTGCCACTGATAACCTGACCGTTCTGCTTATCGACTATCATTGAACTTTCATTTCAATATTATAGTCTCAAACCTGTATCTCTATGCCGCAATATTGTAGCAGCCACTAATCAAATACATTGAAAAACAAATATCTATCAGCTTGTTTTAATGCAAAATCAAACAGATAAGTGGAATGACCTATGAATTGGCGCTTTGGTAATACATGGCCACCTCTTATTCTACCACCCTCATTATGCAAACCGGCATAACAAAATGAGCTACGTTTTTTAGTAGAACTATGCTTATAGTCTTTGGGGTCTGTATAGACAACACCAACAAACCGTCCTTGTTTACCACGCCCAATTTTAATGGACTTAAACATATCTCCATATTCTCTCAAAATACCACCGGCACCAGGCCACGTATGTCTCTTTTTACGTTTTTTGATGGTTTTTTCGTCCAAATCTGGCCATCCATCACCACCATTAGAATAAAATTTCTTATATTTGAACGAATCTTGAAATATCTTTTGCGATCTAAGAGAAAGAATAACTGTATAACTCAGGGCATTGACTTCTATCTTTTCAATAACGCCTATTAAATGTTTTCTAAACCATGAAAATGAAAGCCCCTTTGTATCGCCAGGACGCTGAACAGTCTTTAAATAGTTTTTCTGAGCACCGTTAATCTTGATGTTTAAGGCAGAATATGGATTTGTTATACCAAATCGTTTTCCTTGATATGGCTTTAAATAACTATCACTAATACGATAACCACCACGCGATTTTTGCTCAAACATATCGCTTGGGAAACTGGTTCTGAATTTCTCAGGAATAGAAACCCAACCACCACTGCCGACTCCAGCTTTCTTAGCCATAATACTGCTTCCTTATATCATAAACATACTCTTTCAATTTGTCCTTGTCAACCTTGGCCACCTTGAAATACGGATGCGCCTTACTGAAAATCCTGCCGCACTTGGCAACACTCTCTGAAAACACATCGTCAATCTCTTCCGGCTTCTCAGGCACCTCAGTAAACAGTCCATTATGTTCGCTTTTCTGCGACGATGAAGTAGCTACAACACTCTTTATCTTACCATCATCAGCAATAATCTCGCCACTCTCAGACATCAGGAAACAACGGCACCCCCATTCTATCGGCGGTATCATCCAGCTCGGAAAATCATCGCGTCTCGCCGTGAACCCCTGCAGCGCATAATGCCAGGGCCTCACACGGTCGTCATTCTGAGTCATGTAGGTCAAATAGGTATTTGCAGAGCACCAGAGCCATTCATACGCGATTCCCATAGCATACTTGATGTCGCTATTCTCAACGGCTGCGTATGTATCATTATACTTTTTGCATATATTATAATAAGGTGCGATTTCATCCTCATCATTGAAATCGACTTCCTCATCATAAATGTCTGGATTGTACTTCAACACCTCCTTATACATCTGGTACTCGGCACACACGGCAAACTCAATGAGATTATTAACAGCGGCCACCAGTCTGTCGCGTTTCTCAATATCACTTTGTGTCAGCGTATCATCCTTGGTATTCTTCAAAAGCTGGAGAGCTTCGTCAACATCCATCTTGAACCCGTCAATGGCATGACGAATAGCATACTGCGCCCTCAATGCCATTATCTCACCCAAAATACGCTCTCTCGATTCCCTGTCATTGATGTTTTTCAACAAGGCGATAAACAGGGCCAGAAGATTTTCTGATTCCTTTTGGTTTTTATTTTTTTCTTCCTCATCAAGGCTGTTCAAAACTTCCGAGATACGGTCGCCTTTCACCGCACCTCGTCCAGAAAATTTACTTTGGCATCAGGCTTCTTCTCACCACGACGATGACCATAACGCCGGTAATACTCCTGGTCAGTCATAATATGATGGTCGTCATCACCATCTTCACCATAACCGGCACTTCCACCACCACCCGTCAAAACATTGAACTGATTACCAACAGTGATACCGAAATCAGCATCTATGATTTCTGCAGGCATTTCATACTTGTTGGTAAGCATATCGTAGAGCTTGATCTTGTTCTCCATCGACATATCAATCTGCTTGGTGTACTTGAAGAACACATCGGCAGGAACATATCCCCAATATTTCAACACTGGAAGCACCTGCTCATTCATCACGTTCTCAACAATACGGCGATAGGTCTTGATACGAGCGCGGAATATATCTTCATGGGCCTTTGTGGAGCCGACATAAGACTGGGTTGCGCCCGCCATACTCTCAGAACCAAGGATCAGATTGGAAATCTCCATGTTGGTGAAGTCCAATAAGCTCTTGTAAATCATTTCTGAGTTAGACATCGTAAACGTCTTGATGTCGATAGAATCGTCAGTACCAGTGACAAGAACTTTTTTCTGAGCGGCATTGGCTATCTCCTGGGCGAGACGGTTTCTGTCCTCGGAACTTTCATTCGGGGTCTTTCCATGAATGATCGGCTGACCGTATGTATGACTGAAATTAACCCAGTTCGCAATGGTGTACTTCTTAGCGAGAACCAAGGGTGTAGTGGATGCAAAAAGTCCAAGACCACCAGTGTCAATGGGGATATAATTATGCCTGTAGGTCTCCGACATAATGTTCCAGCCTGGGAACCACTGATGCTGCCGTTGGATGATTCGTCGCTGACTGATGAGTACGTTTCTACGTTCGATGGAATTGACCTCTTTCAATAGACCTGTCTCAGGATCAACGTCTGGAAGTATCTCTATACACGAATACCCATACAACTGCGCATAAAGAATCTCCTTGATAATCTTCTCGAACTGGGTGCCCTGAACTTTCTTGGACTGCTCTACGTCACGGACCCATTTACCGTTCACATCCTGCTTTGCAAGCATATATCTTTCACCAAGCATGTGGGAAAACAGCGTCTCAATGACAGCTTGTAAATGGGCATCCTGAATGAGGCAGGCATCATACTGGTCGATAAGGCGGGAACGGTCATCCAAAATGGTGCCGTCCTCGGTCTGACTGACCAGCGATTTGTAGCGACAATGCCGTGTAAGCTCCAATGTGTACTCCTGCACGGTCTTTTTCACAATATTGTAATAGGACTCCAGCGGCGTGGTCCCTACAAACATACCATTTGATGCTCCCTCAATTCTCTTGCGCATTTGAATCAATTTTCTCAATAATAGTCACCCAACAGCCACCGTGGTTTTCGGTTCTCCGAAAACACCTCTAACTTTAAAACATGACATCAATGTGCAGAGAAAATTTGAAACTTTTTATCTCTGGAAATGCCGATAAATAAAGGGTTTAACAATAAATAACGGTTGCATTTCTAACTTATGATAATGACAGAGAACTATAATAGAATAGATACTGTAATTTATTCACTAAACATTATTTATTATGCGTAGTAAAACAAGCAAATGGTTTGAATGTACTTGTCAGTACGAAAAAACAATGGAAGATGGTCTACTTAAAAAGACCAAAGAAACAAACGTCGTAGATGCACTGAGCTTTACTGAGGCCGAGCAACGTTTCATCGAAGAAATGTCATCGTATATCTCTGGAGAGTTTGACGTGACGGCTATCAAGATCGCCCCCTACAAAGAGGTGTTCTTCAATGACGATGACGAGAGTGCAGACCGCTGGTATAAGGTCAAACTCGATTTCATCACTATCAATGAAAAGACGGAGAAAGAACAACATTCAAAAGTCACTTATCTATTCCAGGCAGACTCATTCGAGCAGGCTAAAAAAGAAGTTGTTGACATCATGGCCGGCACAATGATTGATTATGTTATCCTCAAAATCGAGGAAACGAATCTATGGTCTGTATTCGAATACGGAAAATAAGGACATGAAACCGAGGAATAATGGACTACAAGATAACAAATCTCGTGAATCTCGTGGAATGTGAGAAAACAGAGATTGCCGACTTCCCGTCATTAAAGTTCGGAAGCCTCGCAAACGGCCAGTCTGTATTCGACGCGACACGCTATTATGAAGAGGAAAAGCTGGAGCCTGTTGACTACAAGATTTTCAGCAGGATATGCAAGGTGTTCATATCGGCACTGGTGACAAGGCTTGTATTGGATGAGAGGGAGCTGTTCTTCCAAAATACAAACGGACATATCCTGATGCACAAAGACCTCACAATCCTGTTCCTGCAGTTCTCCAATCCAGATGTTTTCGTCTATTTCAATCAGATGACATGGGAACTGATGGAAAACGGGATAGCAATCAGCGACGGGCTGATAGCGACACTTACGGCAGCGAGGGTCCCCAATGAAGTCCTACAGGAAATAATTGATACACGAAACGCTAATGAAACAAACTGAACTGGTAGAGAGATTCAGAAACCCGCTCAGGGTATTGGCTTTCAACGGGTCACTAAGGCTCGTCGCAATATTCCAATCGTATAGCGCGGCTGAGAAGATAACCGGCTCAAAACACCAGATACTTCTAAAGTGCTGCAACGGGCAGATGATCTCGTCCAAAGGCTTCTATTTTCGTGAAGTACCAGAGGACACTATCATAGACGTGGATGATTTGAACACGCTTACGCTGCTGGAGTTTGATAAGCAGATGGGGTTCGACCGACATATCTATGCCACAAGGAACATGAGAAGGAACGAGGTGATTAAGGAAAGCCAATATAAGAACAGATTTTCAGTATTAACAGCAAGACACAGCAAACAATGGAAAAAATCAAAGTCAAAGTAGTGAATTTATCTGGCAATGAGTTGCCGAAGTATTCGACACCATTAAGTGCCGGAATGGATTTGAGGGCAAACATCAGTGAAAAAGTCGAACTCTATCCAATGGATCGCAAGCTGATTCCATCTGGCATAAAGATTCAGCTCCCAAAGGGGTATGAGGCACAGGTCCGGCCACGCAGCGGATTAGCACTGAAACACGGCATCACCGTCCTCAATGCCCCTGGCACAGTTGATGCAGACTACAAAGGGGAGGTTGGCGTGATCCTCATCAACCTCTCAAACAACATTTTCTTCATCGAGCCGAACGACCGCATCGCACAGCTGGTCATCGCAAAGCACGAGACGGCTGAATGGGAAGAAGTTGAAGCTCTCGATGAATCAGAGCGCGGAGAAGGAGGCTTCGGACACTCAGGTGTAAAATAACAAAGCCACCGTTCCTCTTGGTTCTCCAAGAGACCAAAATGGACAGCCCAACAAGCTGTCCTTTATTTTTGTTTGTATTTTAAGAAATGTTTAACTGCCACGTTCTCAGCTATTTATATTTTCGTTCACAATCTTTAACAAAACTTTTATGCAAAATGTTACGAAATTCTAAAATATTTTTCCTACCTTTGCAGCCGAATCAAAATCAAATAATATGAGTTTAAGAGGTTCTATTACAACATCAGACTATCTGCCTTTTGAGGAATATCAAAGGCTGGTGAAGAATTTGGAGGATGACGGCCAGTACCTGTGGTGTACTTACTGCATCTTGTCATTCTGTCTCGCGCTACGCATCAGCGACGTTCTGAAATTGACA